TCGGATCTTCATATCCACTTTGGAAAGCCTCTCATCGGCCTCTATATGCCTCTGTATGGCGTCCTTTTCCCTCAGCTTATATGGGAATGGCTCAGCAGCGTAGACCTCTGCTGGAGCCTTTCCTGAGTAGTAGTTGTAGCGTTCTAGATGGACTCTGTTGTAGGTTTCTCTTGCCCGTTCACGAAGCAGAGTTGTTGTGTTATATATTGAATAATATTTTGCATGTAGCTGTGGAATTTTTAAGGACTCTTCGTGTAAATTATCAGGATTAATCACTGAGTCCTTTTTCCACATTTCTTCAAGTTCTTCAAGTGTCATAGAGGCTTGTTGTTTTTATCAAGGATACTATAGATAGTATACTTGAAAACTACCTCTGATGTAAAGTATTGAATATCAGGTCTAGTAGCGTCAAACTCCACTGCTCCTAAAGAAACGGGATACAGATCTTTGAATTTAACTACAATATTTGCATTAAAATTGCTATCTAAAATATAAAGAGTTCCATCACTGAAAGCCAGGTTTGAATCTTGTACTCCGTCTTGATTCGAAACTAACTTTTTATATTGTTCTGCACTTTCTGGAAATCCCAAACCAGTAATCCAGTTATGAATCGACATGTAGTTTACCATGTCTTCATCAATCAAAAATTTCAAACTAAAATCTCCATAAGTAATTTTATCACCAGGAACATCAATATCCTTTAGATAAGTATTTTGTGTTTCAGTTCCAAGAATAATATCGGGAATTTTAGCACTGTTGCAATAAAAAGCTACCTTCGGATATTTTGATAGTGAAAATTTAAATCCAACAGGTGATAAAAAATTTCGATTAGAAATTTGTCCAGGAAAAGCTGATGACATTTTTATTTTTTATTTTGTGAATAGTTTAAAACATATGCCATGTGCTTACCAAATTTATTAGTATCACCACATGCTTTTGGATTTAATTTACATTGAAGTGATGGTGAAGCATCGGCAAAAGTATTTTGATTCACAGAATTTAGATCTCCACGCCTTCCAAAACTACCAGTATCTGTTACTGTAGCTGTGGTTTTTATAGTTTTTTTTCCCATTGGGGCGTTTGTAAAGGTAAGTTTTGTTCCAAATGGAATTCTTGGATTTGTACTTGTATTTGATGCATATGGGACTGCTACACTAGGAGGACTAGTTCGTGTAAGAGGTTTTCCCCAAGCAGTTAAATTTCCAGTTGGTTCATAACCAGTTATTTCTACTGGTTTCCAACCATGTCTTTTTTCTTGTTCTGGAGACCACTTTCCTGGTTTCCAATTTTTGCCACTCCCAAACCCCTGCTGATAATTTTTGTAAGCGAGAACTGGTTGCGCTTTACGAATAGGTTTTGGAGTGGGTTTTGTTATACCTAAAGTATTCGTAATATTTCTAGTAACATTAGAAACATCTTTAAGCCAATTTTCTTGAATATTTACGTCTTCACAAAACTGTTTATAAGTTTTCATCTTTTTATTTTTATTTAGATAAAAAAAGAGCCCCTTTCGGGGCTCGATATGAATGTGAAAGAAAACTCACATCAGATTTTGAACTTTAACTCTTCTGTAGTAAACGTTAGAGTTGGTAGTGATGTTGTCAGGTGAAGTGGCAACAGTACCACCCTTAGCAAATGGGTTAGCAACGATTCCATAACGAGTCTTAAACCCGATTTTTGGCTGGAAGCTCTGCTCACCGACAGCACGTACCATCTGGAGAGGAACGTATGGGCAATAGAAGAGGCCAGCATCATAAGGAGAAGGACCCTTGTAACCAATTACATAGAACTGGTTTGCGGAAACGTTAGCTGAATATGGGTCAATGTATACACGATACTTACCCTGAAGAACACCAGCAAAAGTATTACCGGTATCATCAACCTGAAGATTGGCGTTAAGAGCTGGGGTATAATCCAGAACACCTGCCATTGTTAGTGCAGAAGCAACGTCGGCAGAGCAAAGGATCATATTGCCCTTCCCTCTACGAGTTTGTTGAGCGATAGCGTTGGCATCACGTTCGATCTGGAAGATTAGACCCTTGAACTTCTCAACTGACCAACGACCATTGGAGTCGATATCAAGGTCGAAAGTACCAGGAGTTGCAGTATTAACTTGAGCGCCAGGAACAGCAATCTTATAGATGGTACGAATGATTTCACGGTTAATCTCAGCAAGAATCTCAGTAGAGAGAATATTTGCGAGTTCCGCTTCAGCATTCAGACCATGAATTGCTTTCAGGTCCTGAGCGAGTTCGAGTGAATACTCAGCTTTTAGAGCACGAGACTTAGCAGTAACGGTTAGCTTCTCGATAGAGAAAGCCATTTCGTTAAAGTAAGTATCAGTGTTGGCAATATCATTACCTAGTGATTCTGAATCACCAGTAGTCATGCCTTCGCCAACATTATAAGCCTGTTGGTTAGCATTAGTTGCATCAAGAATAGATGGATTATTGCTGTTCAGGCCACCGGAAGCTTGAGCAGTAGTACCTAGACCAACAGAACCATCAATGAATCCAGCAGTACGATTGCGTCCCTTATTCTGACCAGACCATGCGGTATCGACTTCATTATAGAAAGTCTCATTACCAGTCATGTTGTTGTAGCGTGAACGCATTGCAAAGATCAGACCTGTGGGACCATTCATTGGTTGAACGCCACAGAGATCATAAGCAACGAGATTAGGCATTGAACGGCGGATCAGAGAGATCAGCACGGGATCGAAACCTGCTACTGGGCTGGAAGAACCACCAGTATAGCCACCAGGAAGATTATTGGCAGCAAAGCTTTGTGTTGGAGTTCCTTCGCTGAGGAATGAACGCTCTTCACGAAGTTCTCTTTCTTGGTTTTCTAGCAGGATAGCGGTTACAGCTCTACGGTGAGAGTCTTGAATTTGATCCATTCCTTGGTAATCAAGGATAGGAGACCACTTCTCCTGCAGATATTCTGCGTTATACATCTGCATTGAATTTTACCTCTTAAAAAGTTTTGTTTGATTTATAATTAAGAAATCACTTTTTAGCGACTCTACTGAGAGTTTGAAGATAAGCTTCCATCATAGGGGAAACTGAAGTTTGTTCAGTTTGTTCTCCATAATAGACTTCCTCAGATAGGTTCTCAGAGAAATCTCTTTGAGTACCAGCATTTATTGGGAAATACGATTCCCTTAGAGTTACCAGTTTCTCACGATAGTTTTCTTCACTATCAAACTCAACATTTTCGGCAAGAGAAGCGAGCTTGTCTTTCTGTGAAAGTGCAAGACCCTCAGCAACATCTGCAAAAATTACATCTGCTACTGACTCGGCCAATCTTCTGTTTAGAGCAACATTTCTTTCAATTTGCTCGTTGAGTTTTGCTTCCATCTCATCAAGTTTATCTACCATACTTTCGACTACATCATATCTATCTTCAGGGATTGATACATAATGCTCTTCAAAAAGCTGTCTCATTCCATATAGGAATGATTCAGTCATTTCGGTCTTTAGACCCTGTTCAACTACAAGAGCATTTTCTTGTAGCCATTCATCAGCAACATACTCTAGATAAGTATCTAGACGATCAGTGAGTTCTTCTTTGATAATTTCGATTTCTTCAATAAGTGCATTTTGATATGTTTCTTCAAGTTGCTCTCTAATTTCTACAACTTTAGATTTGATTGCAGCTTCAAAAATAGTACGAGCCTTTTCTTGAAATTCTTCTGAAAGATCTTCACCGGCTAAAAGAGCCTCAACATCTTCATCAATGTTAAACTCTTCTTCCATTTTTTCTTCTCTATCATCTTCATCATTCTCATCTTCATGTCCTTTGCCACGACGATGCTTCGCTTTTTTCCTACTCTTTTCAGAATCATCTTCTTCTTCTTCGGATTCCTCGGCAACTACTTCATCACCTTCATATTCATACTCATCTTCTAGACTTTCGCCATCATCTTCTAGATTTTCCTTCATTCCTTGAGCAGGAGGTTGAGCTGCAACGGCTTTAGCATTTACAACATCTCTAACTTGTGCTAGAGTTGCTCCAGGCGTTCTAAGAACGGCGGAATTATCATCTGGGCGATAATTTTGTGGAGTAGGTCCACCTAAATCTTCCCATGCACCGGTTTGACCAGGAATCATAACTCCTGATGCGTTTTGCATAATACCTTGCATAGGATCAGCAGGTAAAGCTCCTTTGGTTACTACGTTTTCCATTTCTTGTAAATTTCTACCAACGGACATTTTAGATTTCTGTTTATAATCTATATTTATTTATAATTTATAAATTTGAGAGAAATTCAAATTTATATCTTTTTTTAAAGGTTTGCTTAGAAACGCCAAAATATTCATATGCATCTTTCATACACCCAAATTTTATACCATTACAAATAATAGAT